AAGGCGGGGAAGCACTACGTTTACAAGATGCAGCCGGACGAATTTGCCAATCTCGGAACATGGTGTCAAACGCGCCGTGGGCAGGTCATGGTGTGCGAAGTTGCGGGAGCTGACTGGCTTCCGTTTGAAACGTTCATGGCGGCAAAAGCTGCGTATAGTCGGGTCGTTTCACACGAGGTTTTGTGGCGTAACGAAATCGCTGGGTGACAGAAATAATACGTCGAAAACTCTGGTGTGGTTCAAGAGCCGCAAAGGGAAGCGTGACGGAGCGGGCAAGTCGAAGTAGCCTCGTGCTCGGCGCTTTCCCGCAACGTCCGGGGAGCAAAGGAGCTTTACCGTGGCTGCTACAGAAATTCACAACCCCTCCGTCGAACCCTGTGCGCTTCCTTATCCCTTCCGCGGGGTACTTCAGGGCGGACAGCGGATCATTGTCGCGCTCACCGTCGCTCAGGTAAGCGCCCTGCTCGCTGGCTCTACGGGGCTGCTCGTCGCGCAGACCACGGACACGGGACAGTACAGCACGCTTTACCAGGGCGACGCGCTCTTGCTCGCCAACGTGGCTGTGGCGGGGTTCTCGGGCGCGATGCCTCCGCGCATGACGACAACCCAGCGTGACGCGCTTACCACTCCGCCTGCGGGGCTCGTGATCTACAACACGACGACGAACAAGCTGAACGTGCGCGTCGTTGCGGCGTGGGAAGTTGTCACTTCCGTGTAGGCTTCGGTACGCTTCGCTGTGGCCCCTCGAAAACAAAAGAAGCTCTCCGCGTACGACGAGGTTGTAGAGGAGCATCGCGCTCGGATGCTTCGTCTCTCCGTGTCCGCGTCGAACGAAGCGCGGTTGATGTATGACGAAGCGCTGCGGGAGCTGGAGAAGAAGCTCCAGAAGCTTCGCGCGGCGGGGCGAGGACAGAGCTTTACGGCGCACCAGCTCCGCGTGCTTTTGATCCAGGTGCGCGACGCGATGCTCCGCATGGGTCCGCCTGTCGCTGGGGCTCTCGCGGGGGTGTCGCGCGTGGCTCAGACCGCAGCGGTGCGTGCTCTTGTCTCCGACGTGGCGCGGCTCTCCTCTCTCTACACTGGAGCGGAGATTGCTCTTCCGCTCGATGAGGTAGCGCTCCTGCGCGGGATCACGGACCCGCTCAGACCAACGCTCCTGCGCATGCACGAGGCTTCTGTGGCGCGCTACGGCTCCGCTGTCGTCACGGAGGTAGGGAAGAAGCTCGGGACTGTTCTCGCAACGGGGGGCTCGACGGACGAAGCCATCGAAGCGGTCCAAGACGTAACGCACACGATGTGGTGGCAAGCGGAACGGATCGCGCGCACTGAGGTTGCGTACGCTTTCAACGCTACGCACGCAGCGGCGAACCGTGAGGCTTCCCGCGAGGTCGAAGGGCTTCGCTCTCGGTGGAGCGAACACGTCAGCGACATAACCGGGGCCCCGCTCGATAACCGTGTTGCCGCAGACTCCATCGCGCTCCACGGGCAGGTTGAGAGCGGAGGTATATTCACGATGCCAGAGAGCGAGAACGTGAGCGCAGTCCTGTGGGGGAAGCGCTACACACACCCGCCCAATCGACCAAATGATAGGGCTGTTCTCTCTCCGTGGATGCCGCGGTGGGGGATTCCGGGGTGGGAGCTTCGGAACGGGGAGCGTGTCGCGCTTTCGTAAAAAGCTGTGGTAGCGTTCGCCCTATGCCAATTCCTCCGAACGCTCTCAAGTCCTACGCTTCTGCTCGCGCGGCGCAGAAGGGGCAAGCGCGCAAAGCCCCTGTACCAGGGGCGTCACCTCCGCCAGCGAAGGGCTCACAGCCACAGCAAGAGAAGCCTGAGAACGAGTCTTCGCACGAGAGTAACGGCGATGGCTCTCTTGTCGAGACGCTCAAAGAGCATATGGAAGCCATCGAAATGGTGGCTGACAGCTACGCGGGCGACCTCTCGGAAGAGGTTGAGATGAGCGACGTAGAGCGCGAGGAGCTTTCCGCGCTGCGCGAGGAGCTTCCCGAGCCCGTGAAGGCGATGCTCGGAGAGCTTGAGGACTTCGGGTTTGTGGAAATCGAAGGGCTGATCGACCAGGCCACGGGTGGCGACGACAGTGACGTGGACCACGACCGCGTTGCAGGACTGCTCTATCACCTTGCTCACTCGTAGTGGTGGAGCCTTGCGCTTGCTCCTGTAACGCTGCTACCGTTCTCGCATGGCGAAAGCGCTCCCTGACCCGATGCCTCCCTCTGCGACGCTGGGCAAGAACTACGGCGAGACAGCGTTTCCGTTCGCGCAGCCGCAGAACGCTGGTGCGCGCGAGACGCTCGCGAGCAGTATTCCGTGGGAGCCTCTACCGGAGCCTCGCTACCGCGACGCGCCAGGGAAACCCTACGAAATCAAGGGAGGCAAGTGATGGCGACCGAACACGGACGGCTTCGAGAAATTGCTCTGGAGTCCTCGAAGAACCTCATCAAGCCAGCGACGCCGTACGACGCGGTGAAAGGTGTTCCCGAGGGCGTTGTGAGCGGGGAGTACACTGGTGTGAGCCCCGAGCCAATCGGTTCGACTCCGCCCGCGATGCCCGCGAAGAAGCCCTACGAAGTCAAGTAACCGCGCTCGAAGGCGAGCGCAGAAAGTAAGCGGTCATGGCGTACGACTCTCTTCAAAAGCTCGCGGACTCCATCGGCATGGGGCGCGCTCATCAATCGTCGCAACCTGCGGTTGATGCTTCGTGCGGCAGCTACCAATGCGGGCTCGAAGGAGCGCCGTTTACGTCGGCGCGGCTCCCGATGCTCCCCATGCAGAACGTGAAGATGCCCTACGAAATCAAGGGCACCGCAAGCGGACAGCGCTGATTCGATCCCTCCGTGGCGACCGATACCTTCACCCTCGAAGCGTCCCTTTCCTCTGAGCCCGCAAGCGCAGGTTCAGGCGATCCCACGGTGCTTGCCTCGCTCCTCGAAGCGATGCTCGTGGACGACTCTAAGACACTCAGGCTCACACTCTCCTCGGACGCTCCGCTGTCGATTCCTTTCGACACGCTTGTATCCGCTGCGGTCGTGTTCGTGCGCGCTTCTGGGGGAAAGGTTCGTGTGAGGGTGACTTCGGCGGACGGAGTGACGCAAGCGTTGCCTGCTGATCCTCTTTTGCTTGTGCTTTCTCGTTCTGTACCCTTCACAGCCTTGGACCTTACGCGCGTTCCAGGTACGCTCACGACTGTAACCGTTTACCTCGCGCAACGAGCGACGTGAACAAATCACCTTCTCAGGAGCTTTTGCAATGACCGTCACCTCTGCCGACACGCTGAAGAAAGCCCTAACGCGCTCGGAAGCGAACACCATCCCCGACGCACTTCGTCTCGTGGACCTGGGCGCGATGCTCGACGTGGGCGAGTACGACACCGGAACGATTACCGCCGCAGCGAGCATCACCCTTCCTGGTGGAGCGATGCTCATTTCGTCGTGCCGTGTCGTGACGGCTGGAACCGCTGCGACGGGCGTTCGCTCTGTGAGCGATTCCGCCGCGACGCCTTCCGCGACTGTAGCGTCCCTCTCCGCGGCTGGAACAACGATCACGTTCGAGGGCACTGTGACGCGCGTGATCGTGCGCTACATCAAGAAGCCTGCGACCGACCTCACGACCAAGTTCACTGTTGCTCCGGGCTGATTCGCAGCTCGAAGCGTTTTACGAAACCATCACGGAGGTGTGCTCAAAGCCACGGACGGACTGACGGAACCTTGTCGTTCAACGCGAACGACGGCGGAACATTGTCGGATACCCAGACGAGGACCAAGCACGCCAACAGCAAAGGAGCACCACCGTGACCATCGAGAATCAGAACAACGAACAAGCACCCAGCACGACTCCGCCGACGGACCCGACAAACGGACAACCCGCGGCGACAACGACGCAACCAGCACAGAACGCGACTCCGCCTGCACAAGCGAAGGCCGGAGCGTCTGTGGTGATGACGTCGGATCAGCTCAAGAAGCGGCTCGACGACCAAGGGCGACGCGCGCAGGAAAAGCTTGCAAAAGAGCTTGGCTTCGCTTCCGTCGAAGCGATGAGGGCTTCCGTGGCGAAGAACGCAAAGAAGGCCGCTCCTGCGGCTTCAGCAAAGCCAGCAGGTAAGCCAGCAGCTTCGACGGAGGAAGTACCCCCAGCGGCGGAAGCTCCGGGTGGGAAGTCCTCGAAGTCCAGCCGCAAGGCGGAGCAGTTTCGCCAGAACTGGCTCGAAACCCGTCGCGAAGCCAAGGCGCTGCGGGAACAACTCGAAGCGAAGGAAGTGGAGATGAAGCTCCGCGAAGCAGCGATGCGCGTGGGGATCACTGACACGGACTTCGCGCTCACGTTGTTCGACCGTCATCTCTCGGGACTTTCTGAGGAGCAGACCACGAGCTTCGATGAGCGCGCGTTCTTTGAGGGCTTGCGTGCCGAGCGCCCGTACCTCTTTGCGAACACGGCTACTCCCGCAGTCCCGGCAGCACCTCCGCCGAAGCCATCTGTGGCGGCGACAACGGGCGTGACTGCAAGCAGTGGTAGCGCCGGAGGTAGCGCGCCTTCCCCTCCCTCGCCCGCGACCGTCACGCAACGTCAGGCGGACGTGGGCAAATTCGACGCGACGAAAGCCAAGCCAGCCGAAGTGCAGAAACGCATGCAAGAGCTGGGGCTAAACCCGAACAACATTCAACTGAGCGGAAAGAACTGAGCGCAGTTCCTCCAACATCTTTTTGGGGAAGGCTTCGCACATGGCTCGCTCAGTGGTATCAATCAGTAAGAAGAGCCTTACAGCACACGGAGTGAGTTAGACCATGTACGATTTCTCAATCATCACCGAGACGCCGACGGCGCGGGCACTCGTTCAAGACAGGCTCTTGGACCGGGCGTTTCACGACGCGCTTTTCCCGAACATGCTCTTCCGCATGGCGGTTTCGCCAATCGTGTTTCCGGGCAACCTCGGTGACACGATTGTGCAGTCGGCTACGGGACTGCTCCCCGTGGACCTTCGACCGCTTCGTCCGGGAAACGACCCCATCCCCCAGGTGTACGAAGCGGAGCAATGGTCAGCGACCGTGCAGAAGTACGCGGACACGATTGACTCGGACATGTGTACGTCCGTCGTCGCGCTCGCGAACCTCTTCATGGAGAACATGCAGAAGCTTGGGCTTCAAGCGGCGCAGAAGATGAACCGCTTGGTCCGCAATGCGATGTATCGCGCGGGGCTCGGTGGGCACACGGTCGTGACTGCGAGCGCTTTGCTTGCGGCTACGACCATTCGCGTGGCGCGCCTTCAGGGCTTCACGACGGCTCGCCGTCCTGACCTTCCTGCGGGCTCGCCCGTGATGTTCGACACGGTGACGGTGAGCAATCCGCTCAAGATCCGTCTTGGCCCCCTCGGTGACGCGAATACCGTGGTGGGGTTCACGCCTGATACGGCGGGAGACACGACGGGACCGGGAACGCTGACGCTGGGCGCTGGGCTCGCTACCGCGATGAGCGCGCGCGACTACGTGCTCTCCGATGACCGCGCGAAGATCATTCGCGTGGGTGGTGGCCTGCGCGTCGATGACGTGACGAACACGAACCTGCTCACACTCACCGAGCTTCGCGGAGCGCTCGCGCGCTTCCGCCGCTCGAACGTCCCGGCGATGCCCGACCGGCGCTTTCACTGTCACTTCGACCCGTCGAGCGAAGCGCAGATTTTCGAGAGCGCGGAGTTTCAGCGCCTTCTCACGGCGATGCCTGACTCGTACATGTACCAGGACTTCGCGATTGGAGCGCTCCTCGGTACGGTGTTCTTCCGCAACAACGAAGTGCCTTTGCCAGAGACGGTCATTAACACGGGAGGAAATCCGGCAGGGTATTCGCCCGCAGACCCGTTCCCCGGCGAGCTGACCAACCCCGCGGGTGTCACGATTCACCGCCCGATCTTCTACGGACAGGGCGGAATCTTCGAGTACTACCTCGAACTCGATGCGCTCCTCACGGACGCCGGTGTTCAGGGCAAGATCGCGGAGCCACGCATCACCAACAACGGCGTGGAAGTGAACACCGACCGCGTTCAGGTCTACATCCGAGCGCCGCAGAACCGTCTAGGCGACAAGGTGTCGAGCACCTGGAAGTTCATCGGTGACTGGCCGACTCGCACGGACGTTACGACTGGTGACGCAGCACGGTACAAGCGATTCTTGTGTATCGAGCATGGCGGGGAGTGACTTTCTGGCGATGAGTGCTAGGCTCATCGCTGATGGAAACTTCTACCAAAGACCTGCCTTTCGATCTTCCCCCCTCTAAAACCTGCCCCGGCTGCACCAGCGAGAAGCCCGCTTCGGACTTCTACGTTGTCAAGCGCTCGGGTACTTCTCGCTTAGGCTACTACTGCAAGCTCTGCACGAAAGAGCGCGCAGTTGCGTGGCAGAAGGCGAACCCGGAGCGTAAAGCAGCCGCGGATAAGAAGCAGGCGCAGCGCCCGGAGCGTAAGGCAAAACAGCAACAACTTGCTTCCGCGTGGGCAAAGGAACACCCGGAAAAGATGCGCGAATATGGGGCGAAGTATCGCGAAACCCATCGTGAAGAATTGCGGGAAAAGGCTGCTGGGTTGTACGCAAAAGATCATCGAGTGAGAGAAAACCAACGCGCGTATCACTCGAAAGAGGAGTGGAAAGAGGAGCACGCAGCGCGCGAGCGGCTCCGCCGTGCAACGTTCTCAGGTATACACCCGACGTTCAATGCGAAGCACTGGAGCGCTGTTCTTCAGGCGTTTGGTAACGCTTGCGCGTACTGTTCTCGAAGTGATGTGGCGCTCGCCCTGGAGCACGTCACTCCGCTCTCTGACGGTGGAGATCACGCGCCGGGGAACGTCGTTCCCTCGTGCCGTTCCTGCAACTCCGCCAAGGGGCGCTCGTCGCCGGAAGCGTTCTGCACTCGGCGCGGGCTTGACCTTCTAGCGCTTCGCGTCCGCGCGCTCGTCGCGGTCTAGGGCCCCTTCCCGCGCATGATCCTGCACGACACAGCCCTCCGCGCGCGGCTTCACTGGCGCGCCAACGAACTTCCTGGCGGCAAAATTGAGCTTGACCGGCGAAGTCTCATCATCGACCCGGCACCGGACGACGTTCAGATTCAGCCCTGCTCAATCGACCTCCGCCTTGGTGAGACACTCAACGTGCGGGAAGGTGAAGTTGGTAATCCGAAGTCTTCTCTTGTACTTCTTCCGCGTGAGAAAGGCTTTTATTACAAGCTCTACCGCGGGATGTTCGCGCTCGCTCACACGCTCGAAACGGTGACGATTCCGCACGACCTTGTGGGGCGCGTCGAAGGGCGCTCGACGTGGGCGCGCAAGGGGCTCTGCATCGAACAAGCGGGGTGGATTGATCCGGGCTTTACGGGTCAGATTGTTCTGGAACTGTTCAACCTCTCGCCCGAGCCTGTGCTGCTCGAATACGGCGCGCGGATTTGTCAGCTCACTCTGCACGAACTCACAGGCATTCCTACGCGCATGTACGGCTCCGAGGAGCTTGGCTCGAAGTACCAGGGGCAACAGGGAGCAGAGGGCTCGCGCGACGAGAAGAAGCGATGAGCTTTCCTTCCGCTCCTTCGTGGCAGCGCGCGTTCGAGCACTACAAGCGCGTGAAAGAGCAACACGCGAGCGAACAGCCAGCGCGGTACAAGGCTGCGAACGACGCCTACCAAGCGGCTGTCTTCGAGCTTGCGCGCATTCGCGGCTATCATGGAAAGAGCTTTGACAAAGCGTTCGACGCCGTAACCGCGGAGGCAGTGAAAGCGATCCGAGAAGAGTACGCCAAGCCCTACGAGAACTGGGTGGGGAGCATGCTCGAAGAGGAGAAGCATTGGCGCGCGGAGCGACGAAGGCTCGCACGAAAAGAGCTTCTTTCCTTTCCAGAGGAGCGCTCGCAGTGGCTTTTGTTCAAGAGCATCGGTGATAGTCACCGCTCCTGCGATAGCGGTACGGGGCGTTACTGCGAAATCGAAGCGACGCTCTACACCGAGAAGCTTCTCCGCTTGGGCTTTGAGGCAAAACACCAGCGGGAGCGCTACGCAGACAAAGAGCTTTCAAGCCGTGAAGTGCTTGTGCTCGCGTGTGACGAGCGCGACGTTGCTGTTGCCGAAGACCTCTATGATCTTCCTGTGCGCGAGGTGATCCGGCGCATCCTGAAGCTCGGCGGAAATCCTGGTGTGCTCTTCCGCGGGATGCCGACGTACGACCTCGACACGCGCTGGGGCCTGACGTGGTGGGGCGAGGATGTGAAGGGGTGGAAGGGGGCGAGCGATGACGAAGCCGGAAAGCTTGCTGTGTGACCTTGTGGCGTTCGCTGACTTGAGCCTTCTCCGCTGGTTGTGGTAGGTTTCCTCCCGTCGTGGCGTCGCATTTCCTTCTCCGAGGTCTCACCCCCCCAGTCCGAGGCGAACGCCGCTGCGACGTCACGACACTTTTACGCTGTGGAGCAGTAGCAGCTCGGAAGGCTCATAACCTTCAGGCCGGTGGTGCAATTCCATCCAGCGCGCCCGATGCTTCGGCATCGACGAAGCTCTTTCGGGAGCTTCACCCCCAAGAGAATGCGATTCGACTCGTTCGATTCCGTGCTTCGATTGGCTTCGAGAGCACAGCATTCCGCTCGTCTCCGACCAGCTTACGGCTCGGTCTTGCCACGGGACGAGACTCCGCAGCACTCGTTGCTGCACCCGCGTCGCAAACCCACGCATTCGTTGCGTTGGAACCGCGTCGCACCCTGACGGCTCACCCGCCGACCTCGGGAACACCTCGTCGCTCTGGCAGACGTAAAACGCCTGTGCGTTCCCTGTGTGTCTACGGTGTCCGTCTCTGCTGTGATGGAGGGCAAGCGCCCCGCGGGATGACCCCCGTGAAGCTCGGTGCGATACCGAGACGCAGCCTCGTCTCTTCTCAAGCAGTGATACCGTAAGGCGTTGAGCACTGCTCTGCTTGTTTAGCGCTGAAGCGGAACGCCAGCGCGCGAAGGGCTCTGGGGGAAACTCGGGGGCCTTCGTCTTTGTCGCGTCTAGCGCTACAGTCCGGGGATGAATCACAGTGATCCGCTCGCCGCGTTGAAAGAGTACGAAGGCGAGGAAGCTTCGGGGCAACCGCCCCAGCAGCCCGCCAGGGGCGCGAGGAAGCGTCAGCCTACGCCTCCCGCGAAGCGCGCCGAGCAAGCCCCTTCTCAGCCCCCACAAGCACCTTCCCAGGCTTCCACAGCAAAGCCTTCAGAAGCGGAACCACCGCCCGAGCCTTCGTTCGTTCCTGTGGGGTGGAAGGTCCGAAAGGATTTCAAGGCTGCTCTTCGAGGGAACTTCACGATGTTCCGGCAAGGGCAAGTGATCGACCCCGCGGGCTACGGCGGTGCTTCGTCGCTGGGGGAGTTCCTGAAAACCCACGAAAAGCTCTTGGAGCCTCTGCGCGAACTTCCTTCGCCGTACTTCGATCCCTACCAGTAGCGCGAGCGCGCCAGTACACTGACCGTTGACGGAGGTTCGCGATGCCGCTCGACGCGGGACAGAAGCAAAAGATCAAGTACCACCTCGGGTACATGAACGTTGCCCCAGCGGCGGCGATCAACTTCGGCGTGGCGCGACCACAGCAAACGCTTTTCCTTGTAGAAGATGCCATGTCGAACCTTCTCGAAGAGAGCGTGGAGAAGGTTCTCAGCCTCGTTACAGTGCTTGACCGCATCGAGTGCCAAATGGTCGCGCATCAGAGCTACCTCGCTGTTCAGAAGATCGGTGAGTTGGAGCTTCGGAAGAGCAATAAGGAGAACACGTCCATTGACCTGTTGGAGAACGAGTATTTCCGTTGGGCAGGAAGGCTCGCAGACCTTCTTGGTGTGCCGTTCTACGCCTACTCGACGCGCTTCAACAAGGCGATGCGAACCGGCTCTATCCCCGTGGTGAGCTAGCGCGATGTGCGGCTGTGGAGCGAAGGATTGTCACGGCCCTCCGATGTGCGCGATTGCCGGAGCGCGCGGCAACGGAATGTGTGACTTCACGAGCCTTGACGGCTTGGAAGCCTCTCAAACGCTTGCACGTCAGCTCGTCTCTGCCGCGGACTGCGCGCGCGACCTTTACACGCAGCTTGGAACGAGGCTCTACGAGGTACGTCTTGTGCGCGTGCGCTGGGCGGGAGGGCGTCGCGGCTTCGGGACCGAGGAAGTCACCGACGTGTTTCCTCTTCTTCCCACGCCGAAGGTACTCAACCTCGAAACGCTCAACGCGATTACGACCCCTGCGGGACTCGAAGAAGCGGGACGTATTGCGATCACAGAAATCAGCGGAAGGTTCACAGAAGACTTCCTCCGCGGAAAGAACAGCGACGGCACGCCGCTTCAGCCGCACGAAAGCAGCTTCTACGAGGTACAGTTTCAGCGTGACGATGGGCGCGAAGCGATCCGGCGAAGGTTTACGCTCGCAGCGGCTCCGAGCTACGCCCCTACAAAAGTGTGTTGGACCGTGGGACTTGTGCGCGCTGCTCCTGGTGATCGAGGAAGAAAGGGCGAGGTGATGAGTTGAGAACGATTACACCAGAGCAGTTCGCGGAGCAGACTCGGCGTATAGCAGCAGCAGCGCCGAAAGCGCTGAAGAAGGGGCTTATGGCCGGGGCTGCGCGAGCGCTCACGGAGCTTCAAGCTCGAACGCGCGCCGCAGCCCCGGCCAACCCCTCGGGCGTTGGCGAGGGTGGCGCTGTCGATACCGGGCGCTTCCTCCGTTCGTGGAAGAGCAGAGCTATCTCGGATGGTGTTCGCGTTCTGAATGACGCTCCCTACGCGGCAATCGTGGAGCATGGTCGCCGCGCCGGAGCTGCGATGCCGCCGATTGGAACACTAGGCCGGTGGGCTGCTCGCCGCATCGGCGGTGACGCGCCGGATGCTTTCGTGATCGCCCGCGCAATCGCGCGTCGAGGGCTCAAGGGGCGCGGGATTTTAGCGGGAGCGCTCCCGAGGTTGCGTGCCATGTTCGTGGAGGAGCTTTCCGCCGAGGCGAGCAAGCTCTTGATCGGTTCGCTGTGACGACGGCTCAAGAACCTTTCTACGACTCAACCGCTGTGCTCATCACAGACCCGGAAGAGCGAGAAGTGGTCACGTCGTTCAGCGAGTGTGGGGCAAGGGACGCTCTTGCGCGTGGGCTTCTCGATTACGTCAAGTCACTGTTCCCGGTGAGTGGTCCTGCCGGGAAAGAGCTTCGCTTGAACTTCGCGAGTGAGTGGTGGGCTCGTCCTGACGACGACGCACTCTACCCCTCCGCCGTGGTGCGCGCCGACGACCGCGGAACGCTCGATGACCCGAGCACCACGCCACGTGTAAAGCCTGTCCGCACACGAGAAGGTGAGTGGGTCATGGAATCCGCGGAGTACGTCACGACGCTCCGACTGGAAATCCGAACGTCTGACCCGGAAGCACGCACGGGGTTTGCGGCGCTGCTCGAAGGGGCGCTCGCGCACCCGAACGATTGGATGTACGGGCTCCGCATCATGCTTCCGTTCTATTTCGGGCGTCACGCGGAGTATGAGCCGGTTCAGGACAGCTATGAGGATGACGCGGACGCTGCGAGCACCCTTCATCGCGTCCATGTCTGGCTGTTTACCGCGCGGGTTCCTCTGACACGCCCACGGAGCTTTGCTCAGATTCGAGCAAAGCAGCGAACCGCTGTAGAATAGCTTCAGCCTTTGTGGGCGGAGCCTTCTCGGTGTAGCCTCCAGAGCAAAGTGGAGGCTCCGTGAGCGACATTCGCAGGTATCAGTTCTTTCCGGGCACCGAGGTCATTACCGCGCTCGAAGGCGTAGTGATCGTAGACCTGCCTCCGCCCGGTTCGATTCAGGGCGTGAGCACCGGGAAAACGGCGCTCATTGGTGAGTTCGCGGACATGACCTACGCTGTTCTCGCGAACAGCTCTGGGGAAATCGCGACGAAACACCAGCCGGTCCAAGTCTTCACGACGCAGGACATGCTCAACAAGGTTGGAAGTTTCGACCCCACCCTTGGGGAGTTCGGCGGTGACTGCGGCAACGGCTTTGTGGAATTGCGCTCGAAGAAGTTTTCCGCGCTCGTGCTCGTGCCCGTGAACCTGTGCTCCGACCGCGGAACGCGCGTATGGCGCACGCTACCGACGTGCCGCACCGCGACGGACCCGAACCCTGTTGTACCGATGCAGGCGGCGACTGTTGTTGCTGGGCGAGAGTTCAGGAGCGGAGCGAACCGGATACGGCTCGGAGCGCGCCACTCGTTCTCGGGCGACGTGGACTACGCGCGCGGAATCGTCGCGTCCGTGACCGCAGCGGGAGCAGCCGTCACACAAACCGCGCTGCTTGTTGGTGTGGACTACGTTTCGCTCATCTCTGTGGGTGACGCTTTCGTGCTCGGCGTGATCGGTGGTGTAGGAGCGCTCGGAGCGAACGCGGACACGTACCGGATCACAGCGGTCACACTCGTGGGAGCGGATACGCAAATCACGGTTCAGAAGCGCGACGGATCGAGCTTCGATTGGACCACGGGCGCAGCCCTTCCCTTCCGGCTTCACCTCCAACGCACGTACGACTCGGGAGCAGCAGGGAACATTCTCTCCGCTGTTGCTGGCTACCGGCTTCCTGCGCGCCCCTTGGACGCGACGATTGCGGCTGCAACGACGGTCAGTCCGACGGTTGTTCCCGCAGCGGCAACGGCGACAACGTGGGATCCACTCTCGGACCTGAAGTTTCGCACGCACCCTACGGGCGCGCTCACGTACACCGCAGCGATTCAAGCGCCGAACGCTGTAAATAGCGCTTCGCTTGACGCGCTCTACCAGGACGCTATCGACTCGCTCCTCGGTGACAGTCTTCCGCAGCGAGACGTGTCGATTCTGTGGGCAGCGCGGAAGTCTTCTACGATTCGCACGAAGCTACGGACGCACGTTCTCACGCAGTCGGAGAACGGCGTAGGGCGCATGGCGTGCATCAGCCCCGAGCTGACTACGCTCTCGAACACCGCCGTCCAAGCGGATACGGACCCTGGCGTGGGCGGGAATCGCGACGAGCGTGTGATCTACGACTGGCCTGGTCTGCGCGTGAGTGTGCCCGAAGCCGTGGGCTTCAACCTCGCTGGGGCGGACGGGAGCACCGTGACGGACGGAACGCTCGACACGACCTCTGACGGGTGGCTCGCGTCGATCATGTCGAACCTCCCTCCGGAGCGAAACCCGGCGCAGGGCGCTCCCCCAGTGCCTTCTGTCATGGCACCGGTGCTCGGGTTTCAGCGTGGGGTCACTCCTCCTGACCAGGGCGTGTACACGGCGTTCCGCCAGCGTGGAATCTGCGCTCCGAAGATCGACCCTACGATTGGGCCGATGTTTCAGAGCGGGATCACGACGTCACTCATCGCGGGGCAGAAGAACATCAACCGCCGTCGCATGGCGGACTTCATCGAGGACTCCATCGCGCAGCGCCTTGTGCAGTTCTCGAAGCTCCCGCTCACGCTTCAGCTCAGGGATGGAATCGTCGCGGAATGTGACGCTTTCCTCTCTGGGCTTCTCGCGGCAAACAACCCCGCGGCGCAGCGCATTTCTGACTACCAGGTTGACCCGGTGAGCGGGAACACACCGACGCTCGAAGCGCAGGGAATCTTTGTGGTCATCATCCGTGTTCGCACACTCGCTACGGCGGACTTCATCGTTCTTCAGGCTGAAGTGGGCGAGGGTGTGAACATCCTCCCGCTCGCGGCGTAGGCTTGCTCTTTGAGCAACACAGAAGGGACAAAGGGCAATGGCTACACGTTTGAAAGGCCAAGAGGTTGAAGTGCTCATCACCGCGGGTTCAGTTCCGCAGACGAGCATTACGACGATCAAAAGCTTCGAGGCAGAGGTAGACCTGGAATTGCTCAAGGAAGGCTACCTTGGGCAAACGACGGATCAATACGACGAGGTGTACCACGGCATCAAAGGCAACATGGAAATGCACGTCGAGAACCGGGCCATTCTTGACCTCGTGCGAACGCTTGTGAACCGCTCGCGTCGTCGTGTTGCTGGCTTCACCGTCACGATCAAAGCGTCGCTAAATATGCCTGACGGTTCGCGTGTCATGATTGTGATTGCAAATGCATTCTTCGGCCCGGTGCCAATCACCGCGGGAGGACGCGCTGAGTTTGTTCCGGTGAAGCTCGACTTCGCAGCCGAAGACTTTACCGTGATCTAGTCGCGTAGCTACGCGACCGTTTGGAGGAAAGTATGAGCGGCAAGGACGAATTGGCAGGGGTGGGGAGTGAGGAGCGTGTGCAGCATGTGTACACGTTTCCCGCGAAATTCTGTGAGTTCAAGAACGTCACGATAGTGGAACTCACCGCGAACGAGGAGCTAATGGCGGCTTCTCGCGCGGGCACGTCACAGGTCAGGCTCGCGTGGGAGCTTGCGAAGCAATCGGTGTGGGCTGTCGATGGGAAGCAGCTCTATCAACACGACGGATCGCTGGACAAGTTCTGGAATCGCGTCGCGCCGAAGGTTCGCCAGTTAATCCTCTCCGCGTACTCGGACGTTCACAATCCAGCGGAGGAAATCGTCAAGGATTTTCTCAAGAGCCACGCCATTACGGCATGACGCTGGGAGGGTTCGCTGTGGCGATGGCCGCGCGTGAACCCTTTTTGGACGGGCTCTGGCGAACGCTAGCGTTCTGTGGGCGCTACGGGCATCAACCGATTGGCGAACTGAAGCGGCTCACGATTCGTGACCTGACGCGGTTCGCGGACGCTCTCACAGAGATTCTTCAACAAGAAAAAGACTCCATGAGCGAGTCTGTAGCTTCTGGTGGCGGGTAGACTTCCCGCATGGCTGACCAGAAGGTTCAACACGATTTTGTCGTCAAAGACAGCGGTACGGCGACGCTGAATCGGATCGCTTCCGCAGCGACGCGCGCTTCTAGTTCCCTTCATCAAATGAACGCTCCTGTGACCCGCGCGAGCGGAGCGCTGGGGATGCTTCGAGGAGCAGGAACGAGCGCGGCGAACGTTCTCGGTAGCATTACATCTTCCGCTCTTTCGGTCGCGGGTGGTGGGCTTGCTGTGCTCGGTGCGGGGGTGATCGCTGCGACGACGAGTATGGCAACGATGCAGTCCTCCGCAGAGGGTACGCGCCTGCGCCTCTCGGGAATGCTCGTCGCGTTTGGTCAAGCTGGGAACATGGCTCAGGGCGCGCAAATCGCAGCGCAAACACTGGAGCAAATCAACCGCGCAGCCGCGACGCTCCCTGGCGAAGCAGAGGAGTACGTTACGGTTTTCACAGCGGGATTTGCTTCGATCAATCAAGCCGTGGGCGGCTCGCTGACCGAGATGACCAACTTCTCGAACCGCTTCGCCGCTATCGGGCGAACGATGGGCGTGGACGCGGAGCAAATCGGGAGGGATTTACAGCAAGTGCTCGGCGGGCACGCCGGGGCTGACGTGCTCACATTCCAGCGAATGTTGCCCTATCTCCGCCTTGTGCGAGGGCAAGCGAACCTCACGGCGGAAGCGTTCAACCGCATGTCGAGCCCGGAGCGGGTTCGCATTCTTAACGCAGGCATGGCGAGCCTTGGCCCGATGCTCGAAGAAGCCGGAGGAACGTTCGACGCGATTACAGGCTCCATCAAGTCGTCGCTTCGGTCTATCGCAATGACGGCTTCCGCGCCGATGTTCGAGCGCATGAAGACCTCGCTTCAAGCCGTAGATCGCTACCTCCAGAACAGTTCCAGTTCTCTCCGCACGTTTGGTGACACAGCTTCGGGTTACGTGGACCCTGTGATTGCGGCGCTTACGGGAGGGTTTCAGCGTGTGGCGGACGTACTCGATGACATTGCGAACAGTCCTGCGCTCGAAGGCTTGATGGCCGTAGGGCGCACGGCGGGTGGAGTGATGGGGCGCATCTACGGTGGTGGGGCAGAGAACGATGCGTCAGATCAACGCCGCGGTGGAGCGATGGCTGCGGGAACCGCTCTCGGCGCGGCTGCGCTAGGGCCCATCGGCGCGGTGATCGGAGCTACAGCGGTCGCGTTCATGTCCCACACGGATGCGGTACGGATGTTCGTAGAGAACACCAGCGCGGCGTTCGGGTCGCTCACACAGTTCATTGAGCCGTTAGCAGGGCTTTTCTCTTCGATCAGCAATGTTCTTGGGAACCTCGCTGCGGGGATTCTTCCTGGTGTGATGGCTGTGTTCGAGGGACTGATGAACGTGATTGGTCCTGTTCTTACGCCAGTTATTCAGACAGTGACGGGGCTTTTCAATGCGATTGCGCCAGGGCTTCGCAGTGTGACAGAAGGGATCTTTGGTTACATCAGCGTGCTAATGGAGTTCATGCTTCCGATTTCTCGCCTTCTCGGAACAGCGTTTGAGCTTCTTTTGCGCGTTGCAGTAGAGCCACTAGGTCGAGCATTTGGTCTTGTACTCTATGGAATAGGGCAGTTTCTTCGCGGGATTCGTCTTGTAATTGGGCGGCTCGCGAGCGGGCTCGATGGCCCGCTGAGTCAACTCGACGAGATGATCCGAAGCAACACAGGGCTCGCAGCGCGAGGGACGCCAGCAACGACCTCCGCCGCTGTGCCTGGAGCTACCGCGCTCGCTGCGCAAACAGCAGCGGCGACGGCTGCTTCCGTAGCTGCGAGAGCAGCTTCCCCGGCTGCTCCTGCGGCGCGCAGTCGCGCGGGCAATTACTACGACTTCCGTGGCTCGCGGTTCGACATTACCCAGGAGTTCGCGCAAGGGTTTGACCCTGACCGAATCGCTGTAGGGTTCGCGGACGACATTTCACAGCTCGGGGAACGCCGTACACAGAGCGCATTCTCACCTCTGTTCGCAGTTCGCTGACGAAGTGCTCTTGTTCCGCTAGACTCCCGCTGTGCCTGTCTCCCTTGACCGAGCGTCCGCTTTCACGATTCGCGAGCTGTCCGGTGGGCGTCACCGCGTTCAGCTCCTTGGGCGCGCTCTCCCGTACCGCCCCTTTACGCTCGAAGGAAAGCAGCGGGTAGAAATCACCCACTACCCAGGAAACCCGCAGGCAACGGGGCAAGTGTTCGGCGCGGACGAGGGTGACTGTGAAATCGAGGGCTTCTGGAAAGACCGCTTTATCGGTGACGAACAAACGAGTGTGGAAGGCGTCACGCTCGCTTCCTCCGGCGTGGCTGCTCCCGCGGAGTACGACGGTCTTCCTGTCACATCCGTTGAGGAACTCACGCGCCGTGTCGATACGATGCGCCGTCAGGGGCAACCCGTCGAAGTGACATGGGCCACGCAGCGACGAGTGGGCTTTATTACGAGATTTTCTCAATCGTGGGAGAACGAACACGACTGCCGGTGGAAGCTCTCGTTCGAGTGGCTCCGTCAGGACGAGGCTCCTCCCGCGGGCGTGTACGTCGTCGCGCAGGACACTTCGTCGTTCGCGCAAAGGATCGTCTCTCAAGCGGACGAGGTAGCGGAAGAGGTCGTGCTTCCGTTCCCTTCCGCTCTGGGCGTAGCGACGGTACTCGATGGGATTGCTCAAGCCCTTTCCTTCGCTGCTGTGGCGGCTTCAGAAGCCGCGGAGGTCGTTGCTTCAGGCTCTACCTCACCCGAGGACGCTTCGCGCCGTCAAATCGCCGTAGCAACAGGCGTGGTCGATGCCTGCGCTCTTGCCGTAGTGACGCTTGGCGCTCGCGCTCCAGAAACGCTTGTGTTCGCTCCTTCTGGGCCTTCAACCGTTTCCGCAGGGGTGAGGCTTCTCTCAGTCGTGAAGGTGTCGCGCATCGAGCGCCAGGTCAGGGTGACGCAACGCACGGCTGCGGCTCAGAGGTGGATCGCGCAGCAACAGATTCAGGGAACAATCCTGGGAACATGGACGGCAAAGCAAGGTGATGACCTTCGCGACGTGTCACGCTTCTACTACGGCACGCCCGACGAGTGGCGTCGCATTCTCGTGTTCAATCGCTTCGCTGTGCCGGAGCTTGCGATAGGGCAGCTTGTGGTTATTCCGCGGTTGATTCAAGCGTCACAAGCTCAGGGGAATCGCTCGTGACAGAACCGCGCGACGTTTACTACCCGTCTATGCTCGTGGACTTGAGACTTCGCTTTGACGAGGCGTTCGTTGCGGAGTCAGACCTTCCGGCGCTCATGTCGAACGATCAGCTCAACGCCGCGCCGCGCACGACGCAGAACCTTCGCGCAACGGAGCTTCCCGCGTTCTTTGATGTGAGCAGCCTTGACCGGCTTTCGTACGCTCAGGGTATCGTTCCGCGCGAGGCTTCCATCGAGTTTCCCGGTTATCGTGACGCGGGGAAGTTCTCGCTCACATTGAGCTATCAAGACCTCCCGATTGACCCACGCACGCTCCGCGCTGCTGGTGTCGTGGTCTACATGAACACCGTCGCCGCAGCGGACTTCGCGGAGGGGATGATCCTTCGCCGCGCGCAGTTCGGGGAGCTTTTGCGCTCGCAGCTCACGCCGAGCACCAGCGTGATTTCGATGATCGGCGTAATTGATGAGTGGCGCGTAGACCACGACGACAAGAGCAGCACGGTGAAGATTTCGGGGCGCGACCTTCGCGCGCTGCTCCTCGACTCTCCGCTCACACCAAAGACGATTACTGCGCTAGACCTCACGCAGAACATCGTTGACGTTGTGCGCCAAATCCTTGCGCGTCATCCGTTCGGAAGCAGGATTCTCGTAGAGGCTGACGCAACGGAGTGGCCCAACGGAACGTTCCCCACCATCGGAACGACGGAAGCTCTCACGCAGGTACGGCAGTCGAATCCGCGTGGTCAGCGCGGGCGACGGATGATGCAGGCTCCGCAGGGTAACAGCACACAGGTCAAGTTCTGGGACTTGATCGTTCGCATGTGTTTTCTCACAGGGTCCGTGCCGTATTTTCAGGGCCAAGTGCTTCGCATCCGTCCGCTTCGAGGGCTCTATGACCAGGACCGAAGGCGTGGTGGTCCAGGGATTCCTACACCATTCGCTGGGGGTAGACCGCGTTTGCTCCCCGGCACGCCAAACGGTTCCGGGGAAGAGTTGTTCGTGCGCCGGATGGCCTATGGGAGAAACATCGCTTCGCTTTCGTTTCACCGCAAGTTTGGCGGGCAAGCGGCGCAAGTCGTAGAGGTTGTTTCCGTCGATACGGACAGCACTTCGCGAGGGCTCGACAGAATCCTGCGCGTGAAGCACCCACCAGAAGCGGAGCAACAGCAGACTCCACCGCGTGTGAATACTCGCGCGCGCAGAAGCCGTGTCGCGCCGTCAGGGCAACAGAGCGAGGAGAACGTTGCGCGTGTGGTAGTTTCTGGCGTACGCGACTTGACCAAACTGCGTGAAGTGGCTCGTGCAATCTTCGAGGAAATCGTACGCGGTGAGATGGGCGGTTCTGTCGAGACGCGCGACCTCGCATCGCTCGGCGGTGATAACGCGGACCCTGACCTACTCCGCCTTCGTCCCGGCGACGCTATCGAAATTGTCACCGAGACGCGCCCTCTAAGCACAACGGCTCCGCAGGTAGGGGAGCTAACGGATCACGCGCGTCGTTCGCTGGAGCAGGAAATTCAAGCGATTGCTGACCGAGGAATCACCCCTGGCCTTGCGCGCGTGATCGCGATTACGAACCGCGGCGGGGCGGCTCAACTCCCGCGCTTTTTCTACGTGACCAACGTGAAGTTCTCCTGGCGTGGGAATGGGTACGGCGTCGAGTTTGACTTCATTAATTACGTCGAGGCGAGCCGCGGTGTGACTCCGCCCGTGAACACTCAGCCTGCGGCTCGCGCTCCGCGAAGGACTCCCTCGCCGTGAGTAGAGTTCGCACTACGGTTGACGTTGGAAGGCTGCGGGAAGCGATTGCTGGTCCTGGGGCTGACACTCGCGTGTGGGCGGCTCTTGCGTACGTGGAGAGCGTTCGCTTTGACCCTCGCAACGGAATTTTTGTGGACGTGGCCCTTGCCCCCTTTGGCGACGAGGAAACGGTGCGCTTTTCCGCTCCCTACGCCGGGGGTGGTTTCGGCTTCTACGCTCCGCTCGAAACGGATGACGAAGTGCTCGTTGTGTTCCCTTCGGGTGATCCGAACGAGGGTGGGATTGTCGTGTCGCGCTTGTGGAGCGCTGCGGACCCTCCGCCTACGGAAGCAGGAAGCGGAGAGGAAGCTTCGAGTAACGTCGCCTTGCGAACGAAGACCGGGCGCAAGCTTATCATTCGCAGCAACAACGAGAACATCGAGGTTGTAGCGGAAGGAACAGGTTTAATCCTTCTCGGAGCGGATAACGCGACGCGCGGGGCTGCGCGCTTGAACGATGAGGTAGACCTCGGTTACTGGATCACCGAGCGCAACGGTGACAAGGACATTACGTGGTGGCGGCTCACGCAGAGCGATGCGTGGCAGCAGATTGACGACGTAACGGTCCCCCCAATCTTCACGGATATTGGAACACATCTCATCGGGAAAATCCGTACCGCGTCTACGAAAGTGAAGGTCGAAGGATGAGCTTTCCAACGCCGGGATGGGGCAGTTCGTGGACGCCCGGAGCGTGGGGTTCTACAGCGCTCTCGCTCTCGTCGCTGTTCGTCGTAAGCGCCGCAGCGCTGAACACGCGCACGGTTCGCGTCGTTCTCTCCGCGCTTCCGCAGCAAGCGGGTATCGCTATCCCGAACGATATTCTCAATCCCGCAACGTGGACCGTTCAGCGGCTCGACACAGCAGCCTTTTTCACGGTGCTTTTGATCGACCCTACGGCAGACCCACTCTCGTTCGATGTGACAGTGCTCGAAGACTTTGGGCCTGTATCGGTTACGCATCGAGTGACCGCGGCGACGCTCAAGAGCGTTCTTGGTGCGTTGATCGGTTCGCCTGACTACGCGGACTTCCTCGGGCTTTCTTCCGCGAACGCTGTAGCTCCAGTGGCTCCGCGAACGCGCGATTACGCGAACGCACCCACGCCATTCAATCCGCTTGGTGGAACGCTTCAAATCACCGCAGCGGGTGACTACGCGACGATTGGCGGGAAAGAACTCCTGCGAAAGCTGATCGTTCGCAGGCTCATCACGTCGCCGGGAGAGTTCTTTCACTTACCGGAGTACGGGGTAGGGCTCCGCGTCAAGGAACCGTTGCCAGCGGCGGACCTTACAAAGCTCCGCGCTGAAATTGAGCGTCAGATTCTCCTAGAGCCTGACGTAGTTTCTGTGCGGGTTTCCCTGCGGTTTACGCCAGCGCAGGGAACGCTCGAAGTAGCCGTGTTTGCGAAGGCTGTGATTGACGGGCAAGCGACGGACATAGACGCTTCCACTTCGATTCCCCTCGTGGGAACGTGAGGTTACGATGCCGGATGTACCCACGTTTCGTGACTACTTTACGCTTGCGCGCAACGAAATTCTCGTTCGCAACGCAGCCATCTCCGCAGAGATTGTTCAACGTGACGGTACCGACGCAAATATTCTTGTTGCCGCGGCTGCTGCGACTGCGGACGAAGTATCGGGTCAGGTTGCGGAGCTTACCGCTGCGTCGTTCCTTGACAGCGCTGAAGGGCAAGCGCTCGATACGTATGTATTCGACCGCTACGGGCTCATCCGAAAAGCGGCTGCTCCTGCTGTGGGCTCGGTACAGTTCACGAGCGCTACGCCTGCTCCGGGCGCGTTCAGCATTCCAGCGGGAACACGGCTCCGCTCACAGGATGGAATCGAGTTTGTCACGACTGTTTCAGCGACGTACCCTGCGCTCTCGGTGGGGCCTGTGACTGTGGCTGTGCGCTCTTCTCTTGGCGGGATTTCTCAGCAAGCGAAGGCGAACACCATTACGTCGATTGTGGATGCAATCGCAGGCTCGGTGAGCGACCTCGCAGTCAACAACCCGCTCGCAACCGCTGGAGCGAGTGACGCGGAAACAGATGAATCCTTGCGCGACAGAGCGCGAAGGTTCTTTACGAGTGCTCGAAGGGGAACGCTGGGGGCAATTCTCGCAGCAGCGCTTGGTGTTCTCGGCGTGACCTCCGCTTCAATTTTCGAGGACATTGAAGGCAACGGAAGTGTTGCGCGGAGCACACAACTCTTCGTTGCGGATAGCTACACAGACCGGCTCGCGTCGCTCACACCGACTCCGCCCACGTACGCAACACAATCACAGGTGCTCGCGGCGACCGTCGAAGCCGCGCTTGAGGACGTGCGCGCAGCAGGTATTCGCGTGTTCGTGCGCGTGGCGGTTGTGTCGTTGCTTCCCGTTCAGCTCTCGCTCGGGTTTATGACGGGCTTTGATCCTGACACGGTGGCGCTCGAAGCTCGCGCGGCTATCGTCGGATACACAAACGCTCTTCCGCCCGGAGCGACGTGGAGCCCCGTGGACGCGATCAACAAATTGCGCGCGGTGCCAGGGCTCCTCATCACGGGCGGTGAGATTGTTTCACCCGTGGGGCCGGTAACGCCGCGCACACTCGAAGTAATCCGCTCGACGCTCCCGCTCGTGACTGCGCTTTCACTTCAGCCTGACCGGCCTATTCAAAATAGTACAAATCCAGACGTGCTCGGGCCATGACTACGACGGCTCTCAATCAAGCGTACTTCTTGCGCCTGTACGAGCGCTTGTTTCCACCGCATTGGCTCGTACCGCTTCAGAGCCCAGGACCGGGCTACGAGGTGCTTCAAGCGTTCGCGGCGGTAGGAGCGAGAGCTTCCACGTCGGTACGACGCACAGACGAAGAGCTGTTCATTCTGACGTCGCACGCGGGCTCTACGGCCATCGGTTTTATCGACCTTGTGCGCCCGACGGCTGCGGCTGGAGCGGTCACGGTACACGCAGGGTCAAGGCTTCGTACTTCGCGCGCTGGAAGGGTCTTCCTGACGCTTGTGGATGCTGTGTTTGGGGCGCTCGACACGGAGGTTCTGAGCGTTCCCATCGCCGCGGAGGTTCCGAGCGATCAGTTCAACGTTCGAGGGCAGTTCACGACTGCGGACGGAACGGTGATCCCTGGCGAGATTGACGTTGCGGAGTTCCTCGATGAAGACCCGGTGTACTCGGACCTATCCATCGTTCCGCGGCAAATCCTAGACACCTCGGGCGGAGTCTTTGGCTTGCTCGATGAGCACGGGCGTGATCGAGGACTTCCGCGCCATAGAGGGGAGCCTGACGCTGCGTACCGACAACGAATCCGCATGCTGCCCGATACCGTTTCACCCGCAGCGATTCGTCGGCAAGTTCAGGCGTTTCTCGCTCCGTACGGACTCACCGCGGCGGATTGGCGCTTTGACGAGACGTTCCTTCACCAGTGGCAAGAGTGTTGGGACGCTCCCTCTGCGAACGCGGGGACGCCGACGTTTCAAGCAGTGCTTCCCTCTGCTCCGTTCAACACAAACCTGTTTGCGTACGACGACGAGCGCGATGAAACGGATTGGCCTGTGACGTTTATTGCGGGGCGCTACCTCGATACGCTCGACGCGCGAGGAGCGTTCTACGTCATCGTTCCGCGACTCCCGACGCTGCTTGACCTCGGGATGGCATACGACGACACGGCGGTGACTCCGCTAGATCACACCATCAGTGTGGGAACGATCACAGGGCGACGGGCGCAAGCGGCGTTTGATGTTCCCGCGACGGCTGACCTTGGCTTGATTGTTCAGGGCGCGTACGACGGGACGGATATTGACCAGAACAGCCTGTGGTCGCGCCTGGGACAGCTTTTGGACGAGGTGCGCGCTGCGGGAGTCTACGCGGAGCTGCTTCTTCGTGGTACTTGATGGGGACGCGAGGCAACCGTGGCGAACTCGATTTTTGAGCAAACGATTCTGAACCGATTGGAGCGACCTCTCTCCACGGACCTGAACCAAGCACAGACACAACTGTACCGAACGCTCCGAGCGATGGAGCGCATGCGCTTCGGGAAGCGAGTGGGTGACGCTGCGTACTCGCTCATTACTGCAGCGGGCTTTCTCGCGGACAGCTTCATGGTTGAGCCTACGGCGATTCCTTCACTTCAGCTCACGGTGCGCGCTGGCGTTGGGTTTCTCGATGGTTCCGGTGATGTGCCGGTCAACCTCGACGCAGGCTACGGACCCATCGGGAACTTGAACGACCAAGAAATCTACAAGCCCTGCGCGCTCTCGAACCTCGAAACGCTCAACGTGCCCGCTGCGGACCCCGTGAATCCGCGCATCGACATTGTGGAAGTGACCTATGACCGTCACTTCGAGTCGCTTACTTCGCGCGATATTCTGGACACAGGTACCGGATCGTTTGTCGCGACGATGGTTGCCAAAATCATGTCGTTTCTTCAGAACGGAAGAAGCTCAGTCAACGGCAGTCCTTCGCTCGCGAAGATCAATTACAAGACAGGCACACCCGCAGCGGTTCCTGTCGCAGCGACGCTCACGGCAGGGTACACCAAGATTGCGGAGGTTTACGTTCCCGCCACAGCAACGGCGCTTGGGTTCGACCGCATCCGTGACACGCGCAGCTTGCTTGGACCGCAAGGGCTTGTGAAGTGTGAAGGACGCGCGCTCATCAACAACAGCGCAGCGGTCGCAGCACAGCTCGTTTCTCTCCGCGGTTCACCTGGGATTCGCGCAGCGGTGGTGCAGACGCTCGCGTCGCCAGGAGCGTTCACAATCTACGTCGCGCCCGGTACGAACCTCTCGCAAGTCAACGCGCTTATGCAGGTTCAAAATGATGGGAATACAACGGAGCACTACATCGCGAAGGTCGAAGTGCTTACGGCTCCGTACACGCTGACGCTTGCGGAGGTAACTGCGATTGCCGCGGCTGCACAAACAAACCCAGTCCAGACGTTTGCAGAGGGAATGGTCGTAGCGAAGATCGAGGGGCGTGTTCAGAAGCTCGCGGGAGCAGGGCCAATCGCCCCAACGGCTCCGGCACAAGTAGCGTTCAACATCACGCTTTCGTACTAGCGAAGAGCACGGGAGCAACGAGCGATGCCTCAAGCGCAAATCAGAATCAACGCGGTCGTTGGGAGCAACGCGAACCTCCCTATCAACACGCTTGTCACGCTCGACAACAACAACGTAGGCGGGGAGACAACCTACGCTTGGTCCATCCTTTCGCAGCCAGAGGGACCGGTTGACGCACTTTCCGCCGCTTCTGGCCCTTCGGTCACGTTTACGCCGAAGAAGGAAGGGACGTACCTCGTTCAGCTCGTGGTGAACGGCACGCTCACGAACCGCGTTGTTGCCGCCGTTCGTCAAATGAAGACGAACCTTCGCGTTCCCGCTGCTGGGGAAACGCTCGAAGCGAGCCTTGCTACAGGCTGGGCAGTAGACGCGAATAGGAATCTTCAAGCACTTGATACCGAACGCGCGGATTCTGGTGTTATCACAACTCTTGTAAATATTGGTCCGCCGATACCAGTATTGCCTGGAACGCTCGTACAGATAATTACACTAGATGGACTAAAGATTGGATTACCCGGTCAAGAGGTAATACTCGCGTGCGGTTCAAGCATTTCAACACCAGCAGAAGGACAGGATCAATACGGAATCGTATTAGGAAGTGTCGCTACTGGCGGATCGGTTCTCCCAGGAGAACTCGCGCGGGTTCGCATCTTTGGGTTGATTCCAGAAATAGCGATCACTGGTGCCTTTTCGGTCGGAAACAAACTTTACGCTGACGATGCCGGAACACTGAGCGCTACGCCTGGTTCGCGTGTGAGGTGGGTTGGAAACGTTATCGCCAAGCCTTCCCCTACTACTGCGTCGGTGATGTTCTTCGGGACACCGAAACTGCTTCCGAGTGCCATCGCAGCGCTTGGTACAGGAGATGTGCTCTACGTCGCAGCAGGCGGTGTCATCAAGAGCGTTCCCATCGGTGCAGCGGGGCGAGTTCTCACTTCGGACGGGATCACACCGAATTGGGTTGTTCCACTAGGAACAACACTAGTTCCCTACATTTGGGGGCCTGTTGGCTCTGGTCCTGGTGGGGTGAATCCGCCTTACACGAACCTTCAGACGATGCTCAATGCGATGGTGGCGGACGGTGCGACCTTCACCAATCCGCGCACCGCGTTCCTACTCCCTGGAACACATGCTGGAAACATCACGGTTCCGCAGGGCGTGATTCTGATTGGGTTGAGCACGACGTATCAACGAACGTCCTTTTTCAAAGGTCCAATTATCAGTGGAAACGTTACGCTCAACGCAACAAACCAAACAGACCCGGTAGGAATCCTTCGCGGTATTCAGGTTAACGGTACGGTGTTTCTGGGTGACGGGATCAATGCAGCGGACGAAGTGACGTGGGAGTTGAAGGACTGCCAAGTCGATCTTCTCGACATCAAGGCGGGAAATATCTATGCCTATGATTGTCATGTGACAGCAGCAAACGTATCCGCTGCGCCGAGCCCTGGTGGTGCGTCACTCTTCATGCAGGGCGGAACGGCGGGTATTATCGCTTCTGCGAAGTGGCTGGACGTTACGGACAACACTTCGGTGTGGCTTACCGACGTTGAAACAGCGGGCTACGCCTATGTGAAGACAGGTTCTTCGTACACTGTCTCTGGCGAGCGCTCTGTTCTTCGTTCCAACGGACTCGCACCGATTCGCCTTGCTGACACGGCGAAGTGTCGTGTGGATGACCGCGTGTTTGTCGCGCTTCAGGGAGTACCTTCCACTTACATGATCGAGCACGATGGCTCGGGCGGAACGAAGACCGCGACTATTGGGAAGTACCGCCGTGGACTTCGAGACTTCGTACCAACAGCGGCAATGAAGTTTCTTGTTCAGAGTCCTATCGTTGTTGCTGGAGTTTCTGACGCGGCGGAACCTTTTGAGCAATCACTCACTGCGGTAGGCGCGATCAACCAGATGACAACGCTTGCTCGGTTGTTTTCTGGCGTTGCATTCGCAGCGACGCTTCCTCCCGCTTCGGGGAGAACGAGCGGCGCGTTGTTGTGGGTAATTAATCGTTCCGCCGCGACGACGCATTCTCTCGCACCAGACGGTGCTGACACAATCAACGGTTCTGCAAGTGCTCTCGCAGTCGCTCCCTACGAATCAATCCTTCTCGCGGTACGAAACGGGGAGACGGACTGGCAGGTTTACTCACGAATCGCAGGAGCCGCGCCGCCATCGACTTCCGCGCAGGGCGTAGACACTGACTACTCGTTTGCGGTGGGCGTGGTGGTGGGCGATGCTGTGTACCTCTCCGCTGCGAACACTGTGGACAAAGCCGATGCTACCGACGGAACGAAACCGTGCATCGGAATTGTTCGCGCGATTGTCGGTCCCGTAGCAACAGTTCGACACCAAGGCAAGGTGACAGGATTCGTTGGGCTCACGACAGGGGCGCTCTACTACCTCGCGACGACGGCAGGGGCGATTACGTCAACCGCTCCGAGCACGGTGGGTAACATTCGCCAAGTGCTCGCACGAGCGATCAGCACAACCGAGCTTCTGCTCTGTCCTGCTATCGAGCCGGTTCAACTCTGAAAAGTTTGTGGTAACGTTCCTCGCATGGCGCGATTCAAGTACCTCGGTGAGCCTTCGTTCGGTGTGGTCGCTACACCCGGTCCATGCACTGCGATCAAGGTGCCGTTGAAAAACGGCACGATCCAAACGCTCACACCCATCAGCCCCGCGACAGAGTTCGTGATCGGCGCGGACATCGGGTATGAAATCACCGACGAGCGAGCGGTTCGCTCGATGCGAACCGAGACGTACCACTACGAGGAAATCGTTTAGCTCCGCGTTGGAGCGAGGCACAAACAGGAGTTGAACGACGATGGCTGATTACAGAGCACTGGTAGTAACGACGGGCGGGCTCGCGCAGATTCCCACCGCCGATTCACTGCTCGTTGGAGCAGGGATCAAGACGGCTTCGGGCGATCTCACCGTCACCCCCGCAGGAACGAACGTCACGCTCGCTACGAACAAAACCATCAACATGGTGGCGGGTACGGGAGCAGCGGACTTCAGCAACGGAAGCGGTCTTTTCAAGACGACAACGGGTGCTGCCACCATCGGCCCCGGTGCGGTGACGGTTTCCGGCGTGACGACATTTACGGGAGCGGGAACCGCGCTCACCGTGAACAATGACGCACTCGTCACGGGCGACATTCTCACGGACGGTGACATCAACCGAAACACGAGCGGAACGCTCGCTATCGGTAACGGTGCGAACACCACCACGCTATTCCTCGGGCGGGCAACGCAGCTCACGCATGTCCAGGGCAACTTTCAGGTCGATGGGACTGAAACCATCGTTGGAATCTCGACGTTCCAAGCCGACGCCACGTTCCAGGGAAACGTCACGTTCGGCAACGCGACGACTGATACGGTGACGTTCACCTCGCGCATCGCGACGGGTACTGACATCATCCCGCTCACCAACGCTTCGAGCGACCTCGGCACCTCCGCGCTTCGCTTCGACGTGGGCTACTTCGTCTCGCTCGACGTGACGAATGGCCTAGCTACGCCAACGCTGTTCAACGGTACGGCGGGAGAAGCGATCACTGCTGGTTCGCCTGTCGCAATGCAGAACGCAGCAGGCGTTCCGAAGGTCTACCTTGGCGTGGCTGACGCTGGTGGAGCACCACACATCGGGCGCATTCTCGGAATCGCGCTCGCCGCAGCAGCGGGTGACGGCTCCGCTGTTTCCGTCGTGATTGCGGGACAGGTTGATGTGCCCGACGCACTCTGGGACGCACTTCCCGCAGTAGCGGACGTAGGCCAGTATGCCTACCTCTCTGAGACGGACTTCGGATTTCTCACCATGACTGCTCCAACCACCATCGGTGCGACGCGGATCAAGGTGGGCATCATCTCGCGCGGCGGTACGGGCGCGGTGCGTGTGGTCGTACAAGTCACCGAAGCACTCATCCTCTGAGTGTGCTGCACATCTCCGCGCGCTGTGGTAGTGCTCGTGGATGGCAAAGCCAACGAAGACTTCTCCTGTCGCTCTCGTTCCTCCAGCAAAACCACACACCGCTCCGACCGACGTTCGCAAGATCACACCAGAGCAAGTGAAAGATATTTCCGAAGCGCACGCTGCGATGGTGTCTCGTCGCGCGGACCTCGGCGTCGCTCACATCCTCGCGATACACGCGAAGAAGGCGTACGAAGACGCGCTCGAAACCGAAGCGAAGATCACCGCTGACGCAGAGAAGATCGAAGCTGGTTTTCTCGCGACGCTCGGTGAGGCGGCGAAGAGCGTTGGGATTTCTCCCACTGAAAGCGCTCAGTGGGAGTGTGCGCTGGGAGAAAGCTGCTTCAAGCGCAAGAGCTAGCGCGTCTGTGGTAGCGTTGCGCTATGAGCACGAGCGGGTTCATGTCGGGGGCTATCGGCGGTGTGCAAACGCTGCTCACCTTCGGCGCGTTTATGGAGTATGCGAGCGATGACGCTGGTGACTCCACTGCTTCGTCCACGTTTCAAACAACGCTCACTCACACCACCGCTTCACTTCCCGCTGGTGACTACCTCATTGTTGTTATGGCTGAAGTTTCGTCAGCCATCGTGAGCACAGCGGCAGAGCTCCAAGCGCGTGTGGATTCCACCGAGCGCGCGGCACAAACGCTCCTCGTTCCCGTGGCGAATCTTCAGGGCGCGTTCTTCGCGATGTGGAAAGAAACGCTCGGAGCAGGAACGCACACGCTTGACGTAAAGTTTCGTAGCGTGGCGGGTGTAAACACGGTTTCTACGCGCAATGTTAGAATTGTTCTCTTCCGCGTTTCTTGAGAGAGGCACAATGTCGGTCAAATCATATACAACAACCGTTACAGTCACCGCGTACCCAACAAACCCTCAAATTGTAAACGGCTTTGAGGGAAGCGTTGCGCTCTTCAACGAGGACGCAGCGGCAACAGTGATTGTGTCGTTTGACGGGGTGACGGATGCTGCTCGTCTTGTCGCTGGGAAGCCTTCGGCGGCGCAGCAGTTCAATCGCCGCTACACGAAAGTGTGGTTCAAGCTCGCGGCTGCGGGCTCGGCGGACGTTCAAGCCGTGTTCGAGGACCGTTAGCCGTGGTCGTAGACCTGACCGTAGTGCTCGAAAGCGGGAACCGTCGAGGGGAGGGTGTTCCTCGCGACACGCGCCGTTCTGTGCGCGTTAGTCGCGGAACCGACGTGACGGTTAGAGTCAGAGCTTTGGACGCCTCTGGAGCCCCTCTGGACCTGACTCCGGCGGGTACCTCGCTGCTCCTCGCGATCTCCCGACAGACCGAGCGAGGGTGGGCTTCGATCCGCAAGACGGCGACGCTCCCACCGGGCGCTGAAGCGGGTGAGGCTCAGTTCCTCATCTCCGCTTCGGAGCAAACTGTCGCGTTCGAGGGAGCGTGTCAGTACGAGGTCTTTCTGCTCCGCGGAGCTGTGAAGGACAGCGTTCTCCCGCTTTCGGAGTGGTTCTTCGCTCCGTCGTTTGGCCCGACGCTCTAGCCGTTCGCTTTCCCTCGCGGGCACACGTACACTTTCGCTTATGAGCTTTACCGAAACGCTCGCGTGGATCAACACGCATTGGCTTCAGTTTCTCTCTGGCTGCGGGGTGCTTCTCGTGTACCTCTGGCAGTCGCTTCCGACAGAGCGACGAACGGAGCTAGAGCAGAGGTTTCCACGCGCGGTAGGGTTCGTGAGGATGCTCGTCGCGCTTATGCCTGCCGTGCGTGATGCGTACATGGCCGGGAAGTTTCAGGTCGTGCTCGGACAGCCGAAGGCGGAAGTGATCCGCGCGTCACAGCTACCACCCGCATTGCACAAAGACGCGACGATTCCTCCCGTGGTAACGGGGTTACTCCTGATGCTCGCGCTCTGCGGCTGCGAGTGGGAGCGAGAGCAGTGCGGACACCCCGGCGCGCAGACGTGCCGGAACGATCAGCCCTTTACCTGTGGGGCGACGACTCCTCCGCGCTGGACTCCCGTAGGTGACGAGCCCTGCTCACGACAGGGGCGAACGTGCCGCGTTGACGAAGCAGGGGTAGCCTTCTGCTCTCAGCGTGTGGATGGTGGCGCTCTGTGATTTCGTTCCGTTACTGCAACCACCGCGGCGAGGTGTCGGAGCGAACCGTTCGTCCGCAGTTCGTTTGGTACGGCGTAACGGAGTGGTACTCGATCCCGCAGTGGTTCCTCTCGGCGCTTGACCCAGCGAGAAGCTCTGAGAGAAGGGACTTCGCGCTCGCAGACATGGTAGAGATTCGCCCAGAAGAATCTTCAGGCGAACCCGAAGCATGGGCTTCGATGCTGGTCTGCATGATTGTGAACCGGAGGATGCCGTGACAGAGCCCCTTTCGATGAGTGACCCTGCTGTACGCGACCGAATGAACGAGGTCGTGAGAGGACTTCGTGACGCGCTCAACGCAGAGCACCCCGCAGCGGTTGTGGCGAAGTCTGCGAGTATACTTCACGGTGCAATCTCTTGGGCTCTCGACAGGGCTC